ACTCTACAACATGTGTAGACCGCATATTCGATCTTTCAGGACAGCATTGGACATAGGCTGTGACATATTTCATTTTGCTTCTCAGTTGGAGAATGATTTCCAACACATACACTGTTGGGACTTCAGGGACAAGTCATCACAGATGACACGAGTAATCAAAGATACAGACAAGATCTCTCATCACGTCACAGCACTGGGCGAGGATCCAGGTGTGATGTACACCAAGCCGGGGGTTGGTAGGATCAAGAGTGATCAGTACGGAGGATCCAACACAATTAAGGTCGAGGTCAACACCCTAGACTCATACGGATTGTTCAGTGACATAGACTTCATAAAAATGGACGTGGAGGGTTACGAACCCAATATCATACGTGGTGCAGTAAAAACCATAGAAAGCAACCGGCCTGTGATACTCTGTGAGATCAACCGTGGAGACTTCACAGCCAAAGAACTGTTAGAATCGATGGGCTATGAGTTGATCGATGTCTACCATAAAAATGGTCAGCCGCATGATTATTTGTTTGTTTGAAATACGTTCTAAGCGTCTATTTAAATTTTTTAAACACCACTTCTTTTTTTCTGGATCGTCCGATCTCTCTGTAACCTATACTTTGTAAAAAATCTATTATTTCTTTTCCTTTCTTTTTTTGTTCTGCACTTTTGTGCTCGATCTCAACGTTTAGCACACAGTCATTGTTCAATAAAGTTTCTCTACCTCCTAGTAGTATGTCGTGTTCACTACCTTGTGTGTCAATTTTTATCAGGTCCACGCTTGTAAAATTGTAATCGTCTAGTTTTTTTATTTTGGATATTGAGTTTTCGACGTCGTCTTCGAATATCTGATCCCTGAAAAAACTATGCCCTCCGGACGTAGTTTTTGATTTATAAAAAGTTTTTTCTTCCACTTTTGACCCTAAACCCACTTTGTACAGATTGTAGTTTGTTTTACCTTTTAGATTGGCCTCCAAGCATTCAATGTTTGATGGATCCGGTTCAAATATTTCTACGGTTTGAAATCGATCACAAAATTCCCTGCTCCAGAATCCTATGTTACCACCAATATCTATGGCATTCCGGAATTGTACTACTTGTCTTAACGCGTACTCTCTTTGTAATCTTTGGTACTCAGTCTCGTTGTTTATCCTCATCCACTCTTCGTAGTGCTTGTCGTAATCGGGTATAAACCAGTTGTGTACTTTCCGCATAAGGATATTTAAAGATATTTTTCTAAGCGAAAACCTTTTGAGTCAAAGCATTCCACGTAGTCGGAATTGTTAGAATGTCTTATTGTTCCTTGTCCACACACAACATCGTAATCACTGTAGGCGAATGCTCGTTTGATCGTGACATCTATGTACTGTCCGTTGCCCACTCCCAGTGTGAGGAATGTCACATACCTGCCCTTGTCGCCTCGGAACACCCTGCCGTTGGCTATCATGCCAGCGAACTCCACTTTGTCTAGATACAACTCCCTGACATACATACCCGGCATAAATTCTTTCTGACTCCACCAACCATACTTCCTGTACTGGAACTCGGGGGTGTCCCAACGATCTGAGTTGCTTGGCGTGACAACATCTATTCCCACGCGCTTTGCTTCCGTCCTGTATACCCAACGCTTGTAAGATCCATGGCAGTGCTTCAAACATGACCGCCAGAACTTCTCCTTGTTGTGTGCTTTCTGATAAGCCAGTGCCCATATCAGTCTGCCCAGATTAACAGCGTGTGCCCTGCACAGACCAAATCCTGACAGTGATTGTAGCATCGTGATTATCTCGTCCTTGCGTGGATGGTCGCCGAGCCTTGATACAAATTCCATGATCCTTTCTTCGTTCTTCTTGGCGAAGGCACGTCTGTACATGTCTGCTTCGTACTTGTCTATGCCCAGCACCTCTGCGATCCTGTCTATGGCGTCGTCCTCGTACACTATGGTGTCACTCATACGCTCTCGGCTCCAGTCATGGAACATGGTGGCCTTCTTACGGCCAGACACCGCCACTGGCCTTATCAGTGCCGTGCCGAACACACAGTCCTTAACGCTCTTTGGTTTGATCGCCCTGAACAGTCTCCTCATGGCCGGGCTCTCTGCCTGTGTCACTCCCAGCACGTCTCCCCTGCACAAAAGTTCCGAAGTAGCGGAGTCCTCTTCGGGATAGTCTGTCAGTTTCCGTGTGGGGTCTATCTCTATGAGTTGCGACAAACCACGATTGGCTAAAATATCCACCTTCAGGTGTTCTAGGTCCTCCACCTCGTTCTTGTCTAACAGTATTTGATTCTCCGCCGTGAACAGGCTCTTTGGTAGTTGTCTTTGAAACATCAGTATTCCTCCGCAGTGTTTTGATATGCATCTCTTCTTGCCTTTCAGTTTGTTTTCGATACGTTTGGCCTCCTTTGTGTCGATGCCTAACGAATCGTATGTGAACCTGCGGGGTAGGTTGCCCTTGACTCCAAGTCGCTTGGCCGCTTCACGTCGCGCTGACTTATCCTTGTAGAGCACGTAGTTGGATATCCTAGCACTGCGTCCCGGCCACTTCTTGAAGATCCTCTTCATGACCTCTTCCTGTTTGTGGTGGGGAAAATCTATGTCCACATCGGGAAGGTCGTCTCGATTGGGGTTGAGGAATCTAGCCACTGGTATGTCCCACTCCACTGGGTCCACATCCGTTATGCCCAATAGGTAACAGACCAATGACGATCCAGCGCTACCACGTGTCATGTGTGGTATGTCTCGGGTCATTGCTATGATGTCACATATTTGTATGAAGTAGTCTACGAAACGTAGTTGAAGGATGATGCGAGTCTCCTCGGCTAGCCTATGCGTGTATTCTTCTGTGCCTGGACATTGCCTGATGAATCTATCGTACAGCCTTGTTATGTCGTTCAGTTCCTTGTCTTTCATTTGCCTATGCTTTTAAGTTTGCCTGTTATTGCCTTGAGCAGGAATATTTATCTGCGCAGATTATGAAGTGGCGATTTTTTGACGCAGTCGATTCTTTGGAGTGTCTATGTTCCTCTGGTCACACACGGCTCTGATCACACATTGATCACACAACGGTGATCTAGATCTACACACCAACTTGGCGTGTGTTATTAACCACATGTGGGCACCGTACTTGTACTTGCCGGGTGTGGTGTTGTTGACTGTTATGGAGGCCTTGCCCTCGTCTAATGAATCCGCCCAGCCCAGTCTCCACAACATCCTGAACACGTGTGTGTCCACCGCTATGTGTGGTTCCCCAAAAACGAACCTCATAACGATGTCAGAGCTCTTACGACCCACACCGGGTAGTGTCATCAGTTCTTTCTGGGTGCTGGGCACACGTCCGTCAAACTTATCCAAAAGCATCTTGCTGGTCGCTAGTATGTTCTTTGACTTGGCGTTGAACAGTCCTGCGGGTCGGATGGCCTCTATGATCTCTTCCTGTGTGAGTTTCAACATGTCCTCGGGTGTGTCTGCCAGTGCGAATAGTTGCCTACAAGCCACCGCGGTTCTCTTGTCCTGACTCTGTGCTGACAGCATCACGCCTACGAGACTGGTGTATGCTTTTGAGTGTATCTTTGCCTTGGGTTTCTTGTTTGAGTAGTTTGGATATAGAGCACTCAACTTCTCATAGATGTGTTCTATGTCGTTACTGTTCTTCATCTGAGTGTAACTCGTTGAGCAGTTGTCTCAGTTTGCCGCCTTCCACTGTGGCCTTGACTTTGCCTATCGTGTCGCCTTTGGTGGGGTCTGGCACATCGTCTCTGGCATCTTTGGGTGTTCCATCGCCTGTTACCTTAGATGTCTTCTTGAGGTTATCGTATATGGTGCTCCTCTGCTTGTCAAACTGTTTGTATTCCGGATCATCCGCTAGGTCTCTTATCCTTAGACTGTCCACATCAAACTCCAGATCAACCTTCTGTCCCACTCCCGAACTGGATCTGGTCTTCATGAACTGTATCTGATACCTACCACGTTCCTTCATTGCCCTCGATGTGAATATACCTATCACGTTGTCTGCTGTCTGTATCTTGGACAGTCCGCCTGATATGTGGCTGTGATCGAACTCTATCTCCTCAACAGATGCCCTGTTCAACTGTGATGCTGTGGCCAACACACACTGTTTCTCCACGACCAAGTTCCTTAGTTCCTCAGACACGTACTTGTCCTTGATGAATAAGTCCGCTGGGGATATCTTCTTGCTCTTGGGCATCATGAGATCCAGGTAGTCGATCAAGATACAGTCTATCTTCTTCTTTGATTTGAGCTCCAGCTCCTTGAGATACGTCCTTACGTCCAGCACGTTGCTACCACTTGGCAGGTATTTGATCTGTAGCAGTCCAGACTTCTTGGCCAACATCTTGACCTTCATCTCCACGTTGTCTATCTCTGGAAAAACCCGTTTGGTCGGAATGTTGGTCATCATTGCGTCCAGTCTCATCGCTGTCAGTTGTTCACTCAACTCGAATGATATGTAACAAACGTTCAGACCAGCCTGTGCCCAGTTCACCGCAAGATTCTGTAGGAACAAACTCTTTCCTGCGCCTGATCCACCAGCAAAGATGTTCAGTTCTCCGCGGTTGAAACCGCCAAACAGTTTCTTGTCTAGGTTCTGCCAGCCAGTGCTGATCTGTCCGTTGTTGTCCTTGAGGGCCTCAAGTCTTCCCTTGGGATCCTCAAAGTAGTCTGTGCCAAGGTCTCTGGTCAGTCCCACGTTGACCGCTTCCTTGACCATGTCCTCGACGGGAGCGTAGTCGCCCTTCTCCAACAGGTCTGCGGATTGTAGTATCGCTTGTTCCAGTGCCTTGTGTCTCGAGAATGTCTCGAACTCGTCCAGCAACCAATTGAAATGGCTTGGATCCAGGTC